ATTTTGAGATTGCCGAACTCGTCAGCCCGGAAGCTACGCGGGTCGATGGCGTACACGCCCGGCGCGTACTCGTGCCCGACCTCCACATTCACTTTGATCGGCAGCGGGAAATCGCCGCCGTTGTAGACCGCTGCACCCTGCTCGCCGTAGTTGCGGCCCTGGTACACACGCACGCGGTCAAGCTGCGTGGATTTGACTTCGACTCGAATGTTCATAGGACTCTCCCGAGAACTAAAACCCCGCCGTGGAAATAAACCGCCCACGGGCTGGCGAGGAATTCGCCCGTGTCACGGCGGACGTACCCCCCGCCCTTCGGCGGTCGAGTGACGTCACAGATTTCGTTCCAGATTTCGCGCAGCCAGCCAGGCAACATCCACCAGCGGCGTTCGATGCGTGACGGCTTCGAGAGACCACCGAAGCCGGAGAGGCGTGCACCCTTGGGGAGCAGGCGAAAATCGTCGATGCCCTTGCTCGCATATTTCGCGAGGTAGCCGACCGCGTTGCGCGCCCACTCGATGCGGGTCAAGCCGAATTTCCACCAGCCTTGTTTGTCGGGCTTCGGGAGGGTGCGGCCTTTCGGCAACCAGACCAGCACGTGGTAATGCGGGCGGCCGCGCTGCGTCAGTTCGAGGACCCACGTGTAGCGCGCTTCGAAACCCGCACGGGTGCAGTACTTCCGAAGGCAGTCAAGGAATGCGGCAACTTGATTCGCGACCCAGCGCTCGCTGTCGCGATACGTAAGGGTCAACATCGCCCAACGACCACGGAAACCGCCGCGCCGAGCGTCTTCGACGTGAAGCCGAGCCGACGTGATCACATTGCGTTTCATCTTTCCAAGACGCCGAGCCTTCTGCTCGTCGTCGGAGATCGTTTTGACACGTTCCACCTGCTTCGCTGGGGAACCTGTCTGACTTGTTCCTATATAGACAAGCCCAGCGGCTGCGCCGCTTTCGAGCACACCCGCGCCGTCGAACGTCACGACCGCGCCGCCAGTCGAAAAGCTTCATCGCTGAAGCCGAAGGCGAGGTCAGCCCACTCAGCGGCATCGATGAGATCGCGATCAACGAACGCGTGCTGCTCTAGGAGGCAAGCGGCCTCGCACAGCCACCCGAGCTTTTCGATTGATCCCTTGTCCATCCCCGCCCCCGTATCATTCACACCCCGTGAATGCGATTGAACCGTACACTGGGTGTGAACCTAAAATCAACAGGGTGTGAACATGGAAAGCATTGGAGTGCTGCTTGACAAAATTAAGGAAATTCGCTCCCTAAGCTCGGACAAGGCTTTGGCAGATGTCTTGAAGGCTACGCCGCAAGCGCTTTCGAACTGGAAACACGGAACGCGATTACCAGATGCGGTCGCATGTGCGCGCATTGCAGAAGCCGCTGGCATACCGCTAGCGCGAGTCCTCCTGCGTCCGCATCACACACCGCAGAGCTGGCAAATACGCCGGGTGTAACGCATGGTCGCCGTTGTAAGGAAAGTCGTACGGCATAAAGGCGGTTTGGCAGGGGGCGGGTCAGGATACGCACACGGTCCGAGCAAACTGCCGCTTGGGTCACGCTGCGACAATGAATCACGTGTGTAAAGCGTTGTCCGTCTGTGACCGGTGTCGCAGCGTGACGCGGATCACCGGCCGACGGCCGGAACCAGTCTCACCGCGAGAGACCGCCGGCATAGTCCGGGATGGCCTGCGGCTGGCGGTAAGCACTGCGGATCGGGATGGCGCTCCATCCGGCGGCGGCGGCGGTCGGGCGTTCCGGCTGCACCGAGCGTGCATCAGCGTAGGTGCGAGGCTCCGGGGCTGCGCGCTCGTCGCGGTTGCGCGGCTGATAGGTCGGATCGAAGTAGCCGAGCCGAGCGATGGTGCGGCAGGCCAGTTCTGAGGTCGCGTAGGTCGTGCCCTGCTCGACCGTCAAGCACGTGCAACTGCGTTTGCTGGACATGCACGCGATGCGCGGCGGCGGTGCAATCTCCACATCGTCATAGGCCGGGGCCGTCCACGGTTGGCCGTCAATCCGAGGATGGAAGAAGGCCACGGGATCGGTGTACCGCAAGGGATCAGCACCACGACCTTTCGCGGATCCCGGTCGCGGTGCGCCCGTCGCTAACGCGCCGGTCTCCCCGCCCCCGGACCGCTCTAACTCTGCGGCACGGGAAACGAACATGGTGGGGACGGCGATCCATGCGGCGATCACGCCGATGATCGCAAGCGGCAATGCGTAGACGTACCACGGGATGCGACGCTTCACGGTGTGTTGCGTAGCCGACTCGTACAGCGGCCAGACCTTCGGATCGAGCCGCCAGGTGCCGGTGACCAGGGGGGTCGACTTCTCGGGCTCGCGCTCCCAACGATCGAACTCGCGCAGGCGCACCATCGACGTGCCGAACTTCCGCCGGCAATGGATGTGGCGTTCGATCAGCCCAGACACGAACGTATCGAGTTGCTTGGTCTGCTGGGCGATCAAGATGAAGTCGAAGCCCCGATGCCGATGGCGTGCGAGCGCTTCCACGTGGGCGGGCACTTTCTTGCCGGGGCCGCGCTGCGGCAGCGCGTCATAGCACTCGTCCCAAATCACCACGGAGCCGTCCGGGCACGATTCCCAATCCTCGAACCGTTCCAGTTCGACGAAACCCGCATCCGCGTACTTCAATCCTCGAATATTGCCGGCGTACACAGTGCGGCCGGCTTTAACGAAGTCGAGCCCCTTCCTGATGGCCAGCTGGGTCTTGCCGTGGCCCGGCTGCCCGGTGAGCAGTTCGACGGCCATCAGCTTTCAGCCTTGCCGAAGAAGACATTCGCCGTCGCCTTGACGGCGAGCGCGGAGAGGATCATCGAGGCGAATATATCGAGGCCGATGCGCCCTGCACTCATGCGCACGAAATCGGGCAACGCGTGGAACTGCTGGGAGACCCAGTCAGTGACCTGCGGCGCGGCGACGTTGTAGACGAACAGGCCGACACCAACGGTCAGCAACACGCGACCGATGAGGGAGACCAACCACGCCCGAAGCAATACGACAAGCAAGGCTGGGAGGGCTGCGAGTAAGGCGGGCATATCATTTCCCCATCAGGATTTGCGCGGCAGCCCATGCACCGGCCAGCAGCAACACGGCTTTGACGATGTCGAGGAAGTCGCACCAAAACACGGTGTCGATGTCCCACGCAGCGCCGCCGACCGTGAGTTGCGGGAACACGGGGCACGCGCCGCCGAGACCGAAGCCGGACTCGTCGATATCACCTACACCGATGTCGAGCGTTTGCAGCGTGGCCGCGTCGGTATCAGCCTGAGTCGCGCCATCGCCGGCGGCAATTCCGGGATTCGTGTTGAGCCAGTCCGGCGCGTTGACGGCGTCCACGATGTCGCTGTTGTCCCCTCCTCCACCGTTGTCGCATGCCGGTTCGCCGACGCCGCCGCACGTGGACGAGTTATTTACGGCCGTGGTGAGGCTGTCGAGCTTCGCGCTATTCGCGTTGACCGCTGCTGTCACCGAGGCCGAAGAGCTCGTGACGGCGCTCGACACCGACGATGCGGCGTTGCTTGTCGCGTTGGCGACGGTGTTGGCGGATGCGTTGACCGCCGTGCGAACGGTGTCGGTAGCGACATGGACACGGTTCGTAGCTTTCAGCGCTTCCTCAGCATCGTGTTCGAGCTGATCCTTGAGCTCCGCCAATTTAAAATTGGTCTCGCGGTCTTCTTTCAATTGCAGGTGTGTATCGCTGGCAACGGCCTGAGTCGCCGTGCGGATATCGCGGAGAATGTCGCACACGGTTTGGTTGTCTTCGACGCAGATGCCGTTCTCCTCGGGCTCGCAATCCGGGGGCGTGCCGACTTGGCCTTCAGGACAAACGTCGTCTTCGTCTTCCTCGCAGTCGGGATCGTTCGCAGGACAGTCGGGTTCGTCCTCTTCCTCCTCATCGTCGTCGGAAGGGGGTGCAACACTGATAGGCACACAGCCAGTGCTTGGGCAAATCGTATAACTCTGAGGCGGGTCGTAACCCTCGGGCGGTGAGGAGTTGCTGCAAGCGGCACCGCTTGGCGAAGTCGCACAATCCGGACCGGGAATATTCGGACAAAGCATCGCGCCGGCGGGCGAGCGCACACAGCCTGGGTTGTCTTCTTCACAGAAGGTAAATCCGCTGGTTCCGAGTTCTTGGCATCCGCCCGGCTCGGGGTCTGGATCAGGTTCGCCTTGACCGCACGTCTGGCCGGTTTGCTCCCAATCTCCGTAAGTGCGCCAGCCCTCGCCGAGATTGTAGGAAATGCAATCCTGTCCGGTGCATTCCATGGTGCAACCATCAACACAACCTACCTCGGAATCACCGGCGAAGGAGCCGTGAAAGGGCGAACCACCCTCTTCACATTGCGGGGTGTCGTCCGCGAGGTAGCCGCAGGCGAATCGCGAGGTATTATTCGCGAGAATAACCGCCTGCCTTGTCGGGTTGAAATTGCCACAGGTGCCATTTGCAGAGGTCCACCCCTGTGACAACCTCGTAATCACCGACTGGTGCGCCATGCATGCCGATTTCGTCGCAGCGTTGATATCACACGTAGCTTTGTGCTCGGCATGTGCATCGAGCGGAGACAGCACGCATCCAAGCGCAACGATGGCCAGCGCGATCAGTCGTCGAATACCAGCCACAGTGCCCCCAGGATTGCGATCATTACGTAATAGCCGACCATGACGGGTGAAGGGGCGGGTTGCCCCGCCCCTCCCTGTTTCACACTGCGCGCTTGACGGAGCGGATCAGCAACAGCACGCCGACGATGCCGAGAACGGCCACGCCGACGAGCAGCACTTCGGCTTTCGCCGTCGCGACTTCGGTGGTGACCGCAGCGGCCAGATCGCCCGCCCACGCGTTTTGCGTGGTGACGGCGAGCGCCGTCAGGCCGGCAGCGCCGGCAATGGCCAGATGGTTCATCTTCTGTTTGATGTTGAACATGTCGATTCCTTGTTGAGTGTCAGAGTGTTTGTGCAGCTCGTCGTATCTGCCGGATACCAAAACCAAGCGCCCAGGCACCCGCGATGGCTGCGGATATCAGGAGCGCATCAGCCGCGGACAGCGGTGGCAGAAAGCCGGTGTCTTCGGACCAATGGGGGGCCATGCACTCGCCCAAATCGGCGTCGTAGTCGCCTACATCGCAGCGCAGGACGAGTGACACGGGTTATGCCTTCTTCGGCGCGGCGGGCGTGTCGGCAGACGAGCCGCCGAGCGGAAGCAATCGCAGCGCCTTGATTTTGAGATTGCCGAACTCGTCAGCCCGGAAGCTACGCGGGTCGATGGCGTACACGCCCGGCGCGTACTCGTGCCCGACCTCCACATTCACTTTGATCGGCAGCGGGAAATCGCCGCCGT